ACCGTCGCCAGGCTCAGGTACTCAGCCGGGTTGATGATCCAGAGATCGTAGACCATTCCGAGCTCTTCCTGCTCGGCTTGCAGCTGCGCAGCACCGAAATCTCGGGCTGGCCACAGGTTGGCGGCCGACTGAGAAGCACCACCGACCACGACCGAGCTCCAGCTATGACCAGAAGCCGCGCGGCTGTTGGCTGTTACCGACGCGGAAAGCGTATCCACTGCGATCTGATTGATCTTGCGGACGATGGTGTTGGCCATCTGTCGCATCGCACGAGTGAACTCGGAGGTGTTGTTGCGATCCCGAGCCTCGTCCGTGATGTACACCTTGCCGCCCCACTTCTGGACGGTTGCGACCTGCGGTGCACGCCGGACCATTGTCAGAACTGGGAACTCGCCACCGGGCGACACTCGCGAGATGTCTCGCGTAGCGTACAGGTCGTTCGCGACCACCGGATCGTAGATCACCGCACCGCCCGTTACTCCGCCACCACTGGCGAAGACGAGATCCGCGAAAAACCTCTGGAGCGTGAGGTCCATAATCATGCGGGTGATGCGGGTCGGCTGCTGAAGCGCCAGGTCAACCGTCAGCGTGGTAGTGCTGACCGTTGGCGGCCCGAGCGGATTGGTGAACGCCTGAGGATAGGTGACAGCAAGTACCTCACTTCCTGCGCGCACCCAACCTGCACGGTCGTCCTCGTTCCGCAGAGCTCGCATTCGCTCATTCGCGATGTGTGCTTCGAGCTCGGCCATGTCGACATCTGTGCGCTTGTGCTTCAGTTCCATTTGCTCCACCTCCTCTCTAGTAGACCAAGATTTCGGCGTCGAGGCCCACGGTGTTGCCCGTGAGCGCCAATCCGACAGCCTTGCCGGATGCCAGGTTGATGACCCTGCCTGCGTTGTCGACTTCGACCTGCGAGCCGACGGTGACGGTTGCGCCACACGTGACCGGAAGCACCTTGCGCCGCAGCAGTGTGACCTTGTCGCCTGACGCGCAGTCGTACGCGACCACACCAGCACATGCCACGCTCGCCGCAGGGACGTCCGCCGTGTAGTTGCCGCCGGTGCTGGATGTATCCAGGCCGATGTTGATGCCGGTGCCGGCAGCATAGCCGGACTGGCGACCCGTGATGACCGCGAAACGCTTGCCGGTCAGCGCGTTCGCTGCGTGGACGGGAATCTCATCACCATCGTCGTACAGCGGAATGCATTCGTTCGCCGGCACTTAGCTCACCACCTCTCGCTCGTTCGTGACGGACCCTGAACCTGGAAGCTGCCGCTTCGCCTTGCGGGCGGCCACGTCCGGGAACCACTCCGCCGGATAGGCGTCGTCGATCTGCTCGCCAGCAGGAGCAACGCCGCGCTCGTCCACCGGGATAATCCCGGAAGCCAGCGCGTCCAGTGTCTGCTGTGTTCCCTCCGGGTCAGCGTCGTACAGCGCTGCCCAATGATCCTTGCGAGCAGGCGGGAACTTGCCCTCGCTCATCGCGGCAGCAAGAACCTGATCCTTCTTCGTTGCCTGCGCCTCGGCAGCCAGCCGCTGCGCGGTCTCCGCGCCGGACTTGATGGTGTCCATCGTGTCCTTGTCAACCAGAACCAGCCCGCGCTTCGCTGCGAGCTCGACCAGATTGTCCGGAGTCTGCTCCGTGCTCTCCTCGTGCGTCTCTTCCGTACCCTCACCTTCGCCCTCACCTTCACCCTCGGCGGGAGGAGTCTCTGAGGGTGGCGTTTCCGCCTTCAGACTCCCGACTGCCGCCAGCACCTGAGCCGTGTTGGCGTCCTCGGGAAGCCCAAGTGCCTTCAGCACCTCGGGGTCCATGCCCTCTCCTTTCTCTGCGGCTCCCGACTCTTCTCGGGTTTGATATGAGGCTAGACAGTTCGCGCCGCTGGCGACTGACATGCCTTGGACGTATACCGAAGCCGCCATGGCGGGTTCGACATCTTTGTAGACCATTTCAACCGGAGTTGGGTCTCCAAAGTCGATCTGATCTCCTGATGCATCGAAGGGGATGCGGTACAGCGTTCCCTGGTCATCGTCGACGATCAACTCATCAGGGTCCAGGTACATTCCGCGAATCCACCAAAATGAATCGGTGGTACCGCGTTGATTGTAATAGGCCTGGCGCACGTCGTCGACGTTGACAGTGGCTTGGACAGGTGCTCGTGCTGCTAGCACCACGTCCATCGGTTCACCATTCACGGTCACCCCCTCGGGTCCCTCATCACTATACAGAATGGGAAGATCGTCTAGCGTGCTGATTCCGGGCCACTGTACGCCCAGCAGCGAGCACGCGCTGACGACGAACTTCCACACCTTGCCAGTTTCGGTCTCGACATTCCAGTTACCTTCAACTGAGCGATTCGGATACGCAGAAGCCATCACATCAGCTAACCAAGCGGGCACACCGACGTAGTCTCCGACGATGGTGTGCCCCTCATCCCCCAACCGGAGATTTGTAGCGCGTCCTAGCGCCGGTTCACCATCACCGTTGAACCTCTTGTCGGTGTGCCCGATCTTGATGCGTGGTGACACCACCGCCGGATCGTCCTGGCTGGCCACCACGTCCGCAAGCTCTGCCGTGGTAAAAGTTGTCTTGCCGGTGCTGAGCTGGTACTCAATTCCGGTCTTCATGATTTCAACGTCCCGGACGATCGCCAGGTGCGAGGTATCGAGGACACTGGCGGCGGAGGCGTCCGGGACGTTGGCGTACAGTGCGCGCATGTGCTGCAGCGCTGCTGCACGGGTAGAGTGGCAACCGCCTGGGACAACGGCGCCACCCTTCTTGTGAACGCAGAACTTGGAACCGTCCTTCTTGATCTCGTATGGCATCAGAGCCGCCTCAAGAACCAGAGAGCGATGAGAACCAAAATCACGATCACCAGGATCGTGATGATCAGCCCCGTACCGGCGAGCTCGATCACGGCCTCAGCCCTGTGCTTCCGGTACCCCACGGCAGTTTCACCGGAATACGTGGGAACGGGTACGGTGCCTGCGGAATGTGCTGCGGCCCGGTAGCGAACGGATTGTGCTGATTCGACTGTGGCGGCTCGATATTCGGAGCGTTACCACCTGCAATCAGAGGAGTACTGCCGGAAGGAATGGTCTGTCCGCCGAGTTGGATAGTCCCGGCCATCAATCAACCTCCTGATCGAATATTCGGGGAGCGCCGGACGGCAGGAGGGAACCTGAAAATCCGCCCGACGCCGCCCCTTGCTCCAGCCTCGCGCTAGCTGCGACTGTTCCTGCAGGCTTGGCTGAAGGAGCGGCACCACCACCCGGGGATGGGGGTGGCGTTGGTGGAGCAGCTAGCTCTTGAGGCTTCGGCGCTCCGGGTTGCTTCAATCCGAGATTGTAGCGATCTCGCAGCATGATCTCGAGATCCTCATCTACCACGATCGCGTTGGCGTCGATCAGGCTTACCAGGTCTGCCACTGCTAGCCGCTCGTTCTCCGAAGTATCCTCGTATACGAGCTGCGGCACTGTCTGATAGTCCGGACCGAGATTCCAGTCGACCCAATCCTCGATCATGTGCTCGTTGAAGATCCCCACGAACCAATCAGCCACGCTGCGTTGGCCGGTGGTGAAGAAGTCGATAAACACTTCGCCCAGGTTGCGCGCCCCGACGTGCGTCTGCCCCAGCTGCATCACCATCAACAGGAACCGCCTCGCCATCTGCTCATCGTGATAGCGGATCGAGTTGATGATGTCGCTCCCTGTCGACTTCATCATCTCGATCTTGCTACCGTACGGCATCGCGCCGCCGCCAGTATCGGTCACTCGCAGGCTCTGCGCCAGAGCCGCCTGTTCCCGAATCTCGGTCGGCGTCGCGCCCTCCTGCGCGATCGCGATGGGCACTCCCCCAGCCCGCTCGTGGTTGATGACGTCGATTCGTAGCAGCTTATCCTTCAGGATCCACTCCCGGTAGCACGCCCGCAACATCGAGCGCCCTACCCAGTTGGCGCCTTCCTTCGCCCATGGGTACCAGATCAGCCGGTCCACCGGGATCTCCGGTAGCTGTCCCCACATCTGCGTCGGCAGGTTCTGCTGCACCGTCATCAGACTACCATCATCAGACACATTGATCTGCCAGATCGTTTTCGGCTCTCTGGGAGCGAGCTTCTTCAGCTGCCAACGTGTGCCGCCATTTGCTGACCACGCTGGATCCTGAATAATATCCCCGACCTGCTCGAATCCGTAGTGGCCGTACATCAGCGCCAGGAACGCCTGATACTGATGGTCGTAGAAGTTGAAGCGACCCTTGCGGCGCTGACGTGGGATTGGCTCCGAATCCTTGATATCCAGGTTCAGATCCGTGGCTAAGGCCTGCACTACCCAAGGCGGAGCCCCGTTCGGGTCTATCAGCCACTTGTACTTCAGAATCGGCTGCACTAGCCCGAAGAACAGCCCTTCGATCTGGGCGTCATTCCGCATCCGGTCGTAGATCCGCACGCTGTTGGGCCAGACCAGTTCAGGAGCGTATTCCCGGTCGTCAATGAACTGGGACCACGGCGTCACCCTGCCAGAAGTCGTCACGTATTGGATACCGAAGGGTACTTCGGCGCCAATCTCGGAGGTGGGCGGTGAGCCGGGGAGGGCTGCCATATGGGCTCGTAGCTTAGCTGAGCCCTCCCCGGCAGTCAACTACTGTGGTGGAAGCTGTGTTGAGGGCGCCAATGCCAGCCCCCGGGCGATGCTCAGCGCCGCCGCCAGCCCCGCCAGCAGCTCCTTCATGCGGGTGTCGGACATGTGTCCCTGGCTGGCGGCTATCATGGCCGCTGCAGCCCCTATCAAAACCACGTAGAACTCCGTTGTCTGCCAAAAGTTCTTGGTGTCCGCGTCGAACTTCGCCAACCCTCGCGCGAGCGCGTACAGGCCTGCCGAGCCGACCGTAAACAGCCAGGCGTTGTCGGTAGTGACCGTATTCCCCAGCGTCGCCAGCCAGGCCGCAATGTTCGTAGCTACGAGGACGACGAATGAAAGGGTCTTGAAGGTGTGCGGATTGATGAGTGTCATTTCACCTCCTTCCTACTTCGGTGGAAGTCCATAGAACTCTCGCCAATAGTTAGCGATTCCGGTGATGGCGTTTTCGATGTGTGGGGATTTCTTGTAGGCTCCGCTGGTGTAGGCTGCCCAGGGGGTGAAGACATTGCCTGCGCCCTGGAAAAAGTTGTGCGCTACCTGCACGTTGAAGGCTGGGTCGTACAAGGATTCTTGTGTGATCTCTCGACCCCCGACCTTCTGTCCAAAATGCACCGAGTTGATCTGCATCAGGCCGTAATCCGTAGTCCCGTCGTCGTTCACGTGATAGGCTTTTGTGTAGCGATCGCTTTCCGCCTCGCCCACCGCGAAGGCGTCGATCAGGTTCTGATCGGTGAATCCGGCCGCGTGCAATAGGCGGGCGAACTGCCGCCTCCTCAGCTGTGTTCCCTCCAGTGGCATAGGCCTCCTTTGTTAGGCCGGTAGATATCGGCGGAATTGGGTGGCGAAAGAGGACGCGACCACGTGCGGGTCGCCTGGCTTGCCGTGGCTGAACACCTTGCCGTCGCCCAGGTAGACTCCGACGTGACTGAACGTCGCGTAGTAGAAGCAAAGATCGCCCTTTTCCGGGCTACTGACGCGCACGCCGTGCGTGATCATCGTATACGTACTGCCGTAGCCCGAGAAGTCGAACCCGGCCGGGTCGGGTACGCTGTGGTCGATGCCGTGCGCGTACTTGTAGGCGCTGCAGGAGGTGCCCGAACAATCACTGCCCTGGGAATAGACCTGTTGCAGTGTGTCCGGATACGGACGCACCTCTCGGTACGGGAATGGCGCGTGGTGTAGCATGGCCAGACAGGCTCCGACAATATAGTCCCGAGCGTGCGGCTGGTACTTGGTATCTGCCCTGCGAATCAGGACCCGGGAATATCCGTCGAAGTGTTTTCTTAGAGATGCGAAGGTCTGTTCGCCTACGTGCCCGGTGTGCGGCAGGTGGTGCTGCTTCTGATACGTCAGCAGATTATTGGCCAGGTGCACTCCGAAGTAGCGACTGGGCTTACGATGCCGAATGCCTAGCTGCTTCATGGTGCGGCTGTAGGCGTAGACGTCCGGACCCGACATCCCGGCGTGGCAGACGCGGGGCAGTGTGAGCCGTTCAGCCATTGGCGTGCTCCTGAGTGGCTTGGGCGGAAGCCGCGTCGCCCTGCGCCTGTAGCTGGGACTCTTCGGTGACTGTTACGGGGAGGTTCTGGACGATCTGGTCAGGGGTGGTGGAACGGCTGAAGGCTGCCAGCAGGGCGTTGAAAATCAAATCACCAGCTCCTCGTTAGGATGTCTCTGCCGCTGATAGAGGTGTCGGGCTTGGTGGCGAGGGCTGTCAGAATGTCGCGGGCCGTGGTATTCGTCACCGTAGACATCACTGCCGCGTCCGCCCGGTCGGGGGATGGCAACCCGCGCTTCATCATATCTTCCTTGCTTTCGATGAAAATGCGGCCGGAGCTGTCGACGTCCCATTTTATGCTGCCCAACTGGTTGAGCAGGATATCGTCCTCGGGGTCCAGGTCAATCACGCCCTGTTCGCACAGTTCCCGGAAAGTCCAATACGCTTCCGCCCGCTTATTCTTGAATCTTTTGTCGTTACGGGCTCGTTCTGAGGCTGCGAACGGCGCTACCGGGAAATCGAGCTCCCGCATCCGGTCGAAAACGCCGCTGCCGAGCCCTACCACGTCGATTACGACCTTCGGGGGCTGCGAGGGGTGCTTTTTCACGATATTCGCGATGCGCCCGACCGTCTGCATGGTGTCTTTCTTGGCCCATTCCGCCTCCAACCGCACGTGGAAGCCTCGATTTCTATAGACGACTGTCTTATCCGTCCCAAAACGGGCGATATCCGCACCGTACTGACCCTTTTCGATGCCTGACTGCTGGGTGCGGAGCGCGGTTTTGAGGATATCGGGGCTGAAAAGGTACTCATCGCTAGTATCGGGGAACTCTCCCAGTATTTTCGACACCCAGAGCGGACTTCCTTCTCCCCAATCTCGCTTACGCTCCTCGACCCATTTCGGCGTTACCAGCTGCTTCGCGACGTCCTCGGGCACGTATTCTTCGGTAAAGTTGGGCGTATCGAAGGCGGAGATGCTGATCACGTTCCAACCCGAGCCCGGTTTGCAGATATCCGCAAAATAGCTGCCGGGGTCATCGGGGTTGCCGATGGCCAGCACCCGGCAGTCGTCGCCGGTGACTATGGAATTGATACCGTCGTACAAATTCTTCGGGACTCCGCCTGCCTCGTCGATCACGGCCAGCACGTAACGAGCGTGAATGCCCTGAAACGCTGCCTCGTCATAGTCGTTAGGCTTGCGGCCCATCGCGATCATTTCATCTTCTGGGCTAGCGGTGTTTCTGCGGCCCTTGGGGGTCATGTACCAGACGTTATCCAGCGTCATTCTACCTTGAAGTCTATGGACGCGGTGGGTTCTGCGGAGCTCGCGCCACAGAATTGCCGAGATCTGCGGCGCTGTGGGGGCGGTGCTGAGCACGAAGGCTGATCCTAAGGGGTGCACCTCCGCCCACCAGGCCATTATGCGGGAGGCGATGAAGGACTTGCCCGGCCCGTGGCAGGCCTTCACTGCCGTGTACTTGTGCTGGGTGACGGACTGGCAGATCTGCTGCTGCTTCGACCAGATATATTCGCCCAGCGCATATTCGATCCACCCCGCTGGGTCTGTCAGGTGCGGATTGACGGGCGGGAACGCGATCTTGTAGGCTATGTCGACGACTCCTGAGGGGAATGCGTGGTGCCGCACGTCCTCGGATATCTCGTGATGCGATCCGGTCAGCGTACGCTGATTGCTGAGGCGCCAGGCGGTTCCCCGGCGGCGGGGCTGGGCTGTTGGGGTCTTGAAGGGGGTGACGCGGATCTTAGGCATGGGGTGGGGTGGGGTCGAGTTCGTCCGGGGTGAGGGTGTCGGGGTCAACGCCTGCTACGAGCGGTTGATCTTGGGCGCTATTGAAGATAGACCGCTGTTCCAGCAGGTGCAGGTGCTTACGGACGATGGCCGCGCTGTCCTCCCGTTGCTGCGGGTCCAGGTGCAGGTCGTCCAGGATCCCCTTGATGAGTCTGCCGAGCATCTCGCCGTACAGTTCGGCAATGCGGACTTTGCGCTCTTCGAGACCCGCGTCGATGGCCCACTTCGAGAACTTCGCGAGCCGCTCGATCGCTATCTCTCGCTGCCGCGCCCAGACGTTGATCTTCTTGCCGGTCAGGGTGTTTTCCAGCCATTGTTTTTCGGGGATCTGGGAGAGTTTGTGTGAGAGCCAGTGGATTTCACCGGCCGTGATCTTGATACACCAGAGCAGCGCGTCGTAGGGGTCCATTTCCATCTCGAACCCCATCAGCTGCTTCATCTCGGTGCTGAGGGAGTGCCGGATCGCAGCTGGATTCAGCCCTCCGTGGAACTTACAGCGGCCGATGCCGGGGTGCGGCGTGCCCCAACCTGCCGCCAGCACACAGGGGTCACCGGAAAGCTTCGTGGCGCCGCAGACGTCGCCGCCGCCCATCTTGAACTGCCGGATTTCTCTGTGGACGGTCTTGCCGTTGGCGAGGGTGACGTTCGCTTTCCGTTTCTTGCGACCGGCTGTAGCGGGGCGCTTGATGCGTGAGGGTGCCATGATTGGGTAGTATAGCGCCAGTTTTGGGTCGTGGGGTTTTCAATACGGGGCTGTGTTGATGAGCGTATTCTGAATAGAAACCGGGGAGTCTTGAAATGAGGGGCGAATGGACATGCCCACCCACCAGGATTCCTACCAACCCTTACTTTTTCCTTACGAATTCCTAAACTTTTCCTAACTCGGGCGCCCTATAGTACCCCTAGTTAGTTATTCGGGGGGCGGGGGCTAGTAGCCCCGCCCGGGCCGGTTTACCGGCCCCGGTAGTAGCCCGGCTAGCGCTAACCTACCGCGTTTACCGCGTAGTAAACCGCCCCCTATAACCCGGGGCGGGGCGGGCCGGTAAGGAATAGGGCGCCTACGCCTATCAATACGCCTAATAAGGCCGTTCGCTGACGTAGGGCTGACCCGGTATCGCGGGGTGAAACGCCCCGGGTGAAAATAAAGATGAGAGCCTTACCCTTCTTAGCAACGGGGGCTAGGCGCTAAGACAGGCCTAGCCCCCAACCAACCCGAAAGGTAAGACCATGAAGAAGTACAAGAGGTACGCAGGGGACTGGATCCCTACCGATAAGACCGCTAAGCGAAAGGCCAAGGCACGTAGAAGGTTCAACGCGCCTAAGTCAGAAATGCAGATCATCAGCGAACGTAACCGAAGGAACTCACTGTAGGTAAGGCTAGACGGGGGCGCGTAGAAACGCCTCGGTCTAGCCCTACGGGGTGACCGTAGCCCGTACGGAATACGGGTAGCTAAGGGAAAGGAACTCACATGACCACCAGCGACCGCATTCAGATCGCAGCGGAAAACGACCAGCTGAAGCTGGGCGAGCTGAAGACCCAGATGGGCCTGAAGACGACTGGCCGGGCAGCGTTCATGAAGATGCTGCTTGAGGTTCAGCGCGGGAACGTTCCGGCGATCACCGGTAGCCCGAAGCAGGTCGTCCAGCGGACGATCGCGGCTCGCAAGAAGGCCGACAAGTACAGCTCGTGGGGCTGGCTGTCGGCGCGGGCCGGAGTGAACGAGGGCACGCTGAAGAAGCATGTGGCCGCAGCCGGTTATCCGGTCTACGGCGACCGCATCGTGGCGACCCGCTCGGCCAAGAAGGCCAAGAGCGCCCGCTAGACTGAAGGTAGGGCTCATCCGCAAGGATGAGCCCCTCCTTGAGTCCAGATGGGCTCAGTAAGCTAAGGAAAAGGGTGAAGATGAAGACTCCCATTTACCAGATTGGCGAACAGCTTGAAGGTTGGTTCGTCTTCGAGCAGTACTACGAAGACGAAGACGCCGGTGAAGCGCACGGACCGTTCAAGACGCGTGAAGACGCGATCGCGAACGCGGTCACTCGCCAAGAGCTCGATCCTCGTTACGCTCAGGGTATCGGCATTATGCCGGATCCTGCCGGGGAACAGGTGAGCGCAGTCTGGCTAGATCCCGCCAACGGCGAAACAGACATCTTCGTTGGCCACCCGCTCTGGGTGTTGGGTGAACTTCGCGACCAACAGGTAACAGAAGTCGCGTGGCTCAGCTATCGAACCGGCCTGATAGAATACTGGTTCGGTAACTAGTGCCGTTCAAGACAAAATAGACGAAACGACGTAA